AAGGGACCCGGGCTGACCGTTTCTCCCCCCGGTTCAAATAAGGCCATGCCGAGGCCTGGCAACGCCGCCAACGGCTACGGCGCCGCTCACAGGCGGCTGCGACGGCAGTGGGCGGCACGCATCGCCGGCGGCGGCGTGAACTGCGCCCGCTGCGGCCTTCCGATTCTCGCAGCTGCGAAGTGGGATCTCGGCCACGACGACGTCGACCGCTCGCAGTACACCGGGCCCGAGCATCGGAGGTGCAACCGTGGCACAGCCTCCCGACGGAAGCGAACGCGCGACTGGTAAGCAAGCCGGCCGGAAACGCTCGAGCGCGAAGACGACGCCGAAGCGGAAGAAGGCGGCCGCCGCGAAGCGCAAGACGGCAAATCGGCGTGGGCGTAAGCCCGAGATCATTCTCACCGTCTCGGCGGGAGTCGAGCGGGACCTCGCGGCGATCGCCGTCCGCGATCAGGCGCTCGCAACGTCAGGGCTCGCCACGGTCGCGCGCGCGCTCGCACGAGAGATCGACGACCGTGACAACTCCGCCACGTCGAAGAGCATGTGCGCGAAGGCTCTGCAGGACATCCTCGCGCAACTCAGCGAACTGGCGCCACCCGAGGAGGCGCGGGACGGTGTCGACGAAATCATTGAGCGACACGGCGGCTCCCACCTCCGAGCCGTCTAAAGGGAGCCAGCCGCCGCGGATCCGCTGCGTCCCGGACTACGACTCGACCGCCGGCGATGCAGCTGTCGAACTCGCCGCTCACGCAGGACTCAGCCTCGATCCCTGGCAGCAGCAGGCTCTACGCGATTCGCTCGGCACAAACGAGGACGGAAGCCGGTGGGCGGCGTTCCAGGTCGCGATCGTTGTGCCGCGTCAGAACGGCAAAGGCGGCATCCTCGAGGCGCGCGAGCTCGCCGGGCTCTTCCTCTTCGGCGAAGCGCTGATCATCCACTCGGCGCATCAGTTCGACACCTCGATCGAGGCGTTCCTTCGGATGGAGGAGCTGATCGCAGGAACACCCGATCTGGCACGGCGCATCCGGAAGATTCACCGGTCGCACGGCCACGAGGGCTTCACGCTGAGGAACGGGCAGCGGTTGCGTTATCGCGCGCGAACGGGATCAGGTGGCCGCGGATTCACCTGCGACTGTCTCGTCTTCGACGAGGCGATGGAGCTTCCAGCGAAGGCTGTCTCGGCGACGATCTCGACTCTGACGACCAGGCCGCGCCCGCAGATCTACTACACCGGTTCGGCAGTCGATCAGACGATCCACGAGAACGGCGAGCAGCTCGCGGGGCTCCGCGAAAAAGCGATCAGGGGTTCCGAGGCGCGCCTCGTCTACCTTGAGTGGTCCGTCGACGCGCCGAACCCGGCCGATGTTCCGGCCGAAGTGCTGCACGACCAGAGCGCCTGGGCGTCATCAAATCCTGCGTTCCGGATCCGCGTCACGCCCGAGTACATCGCCGACGAGCTCGGAGCGCTCGACGCGCGCGCGTTCGCGGTCGAGCGGCTCGGCATCGGTGACTGGCCCGCGTTGGAGGGAGCCGGCAGCGTGATCAGCCTCGACCAGTGGGAAAAGCTGAAAGTAGAGCCGAGCCCCAGCAGTGCGATGAAGGATCCCGTCTGCTTCGCGTTCGATGTCTCGCCGGAGCGCACCACATCGGCGATATCCGTTGCCGGCTACCGCCCCGACGGCGCCTTCCACACGGAAGTCGTCGAGCACGACAAGGGCACCGGCTGGGTCGTTCCGTGGCTCATCGACCGGCACGAGCGCCACAACCCGCTCGCGATCATCTGCGACAAGCGCAGCCCCGCGAACTCGCTCGTCCCGGAGATTGCCGAACACGGCATAGAGGTCGTCACGGTCTCATCGGAAGAACACGCGCAGGCGTGCGGCATCTTCTTCGACGCCGTCGACCAGGAACGATTGCACCACCTCGGCACCGCCGAGTTGCGCGCCGCGCTCCGCGGCGCCGCGAAGCGCCCGCTCGGCGACGCGTGGGCATGGGCCCGGAAAACCTCCGGCGTCGATATCTCGCCGCTCGTCGCGTGCACTCTCGCAGTCTTCGGCGTCTCCACGCTTGCGCCCGAAGAAGACGAGGTTGGGTTCGCGGTCATCACGATCTAGGAGGGCTCGAATGGCCAGGCAGATCCGGGTGGAGTTCCCGTCGCCCACCATCACGTTGCGCCTGGCCGGCCTCGGCGGGCTCGGATTGATCACCGCCGGGATCGCCGTCGTCTCGATCGCGTCCGCGTTGATCTTCGCCGGCGTCGCCATCTCGGTGAGCGCCGCCGCGGTCGCCTACCTGATGGGCGACGAATGATCGATCGCATCGCGCGCGGTTTCGGCATGGCCGGATTCTCCGAATCCGTCCGTGACGCCGGCCAGCAGTCGCGCACGGGATGGACGACGATCGGTGCGCTGCCGATGGTCGCCTCGCAGGGCGTCAACCGGTGGGCCACCTACAGGCTCGTCTACCTGACGAACCCGTGGGTATACGCGTCGGTGAACATGCTCTCGCGCGGCATCGGCCGGCTTCCGCTGCACACCTACCAGCTCGACGCGAAGGGCCGAAAGCAGCGGATCCGCAGCGACATCAGCACGCCGGGGCGCCCGACGTCGGGGCAGGTTCTCGACAGGCTCCTGCAGCGTCCCGCAGCCGGCATGTCGCGCAACGCGATGTACGGCGGCACGATGATCGACCGGCTCGTCTACGGCAACGCTCTTTGGATCATCGACCGCGACAGCTACGGCGTCCCGTCGCAGCTGCGACGGGTCCGGTGGCGCGACATGCTGCGCGTCGTCCCCGACGAAGACGGCGCCCCCGTCTCCTACCAGTATCGGCCGTGGAACGGCCTGATGTACGGGCCCGACCGTCTCGTGGCCGCCGGCGACGTCATCCACTTCGGACTCGGCTCCGACCCGGAAGGGATCTATGGGATCTCGCCGCTCGAGACGTGCCGATACACGCTCGCTCTGCACGACGCCCTCGTCCGGCATCTGATCTCGTACTTCGCGAACATGGCCCGCCCGTCGGGTGTGTTCAAGGTCGACAAGCTGACCAAGGAGCGGATCGATGAGATCCGCAACATGCTCACCGAGCTGTACACGTCGCCGGAGAACGCCGGCAAGATCCTCGCGACGACCGGCGAGTGGCAGCAGATCAGCCATGACCCCTCCCACTCCTCCGTCGTTGAGCTGATCAAGCTGTCACGCGAGGAGATCGCCGCCACCTACGCGGTGCCGCCGCCGGTGCTCGGGATCCTCGACCAGGCGATCAAGTCGAATGTGAAGGAGTTGCGCGAGCAGTACGCACGCGACAGCCTCGGCCCGCACGCCTCCGACTTCGAGGGCGAGTTGATGGCGCAGCTGCTCACGACGCAGCCGTCGTGGTCGTCCCTGTTCGTCGAGTTCGAGTTGGCCGAGCTACTCCGCCCGGACCTCGAAGCAAGGGCACTCGTCTACCAGCGTCTGCAGTCGGTGTTCTCGATCGACGACATCCGCGGCTGGGAGAACCTTCCGCCCTACGACATCCCCGGCGTCTCAGACGTGCCGTGGATCCCGCGCGGCGCACAGCCGCTCGGAACGATCGCACCGAACAACGCGGACAAGCCGCAGCAGGACGACACGACCGACGAGCCCGAGCTCGGCACGGCCGACGCGCCCGAACAGGGCGCATAGCCCGTCCTTCCCAACCTGATCCTTGAGAGGAGCACCGATGAGCGACGCGGCTACGCGGGCTTACAGCAACGTTCTGCAGTTCATCCGGGAGACGCCGTGGGCGGTGCTGCCGGAGTCGTTCGCGACCGTCCGTGACGTGATCGGCGCGCACCTCGAGGGGTGGCGGCCGACCGAGAAAGACGTCGCCGAGCTCGAAGCGATGGCGGCACGGAGGCCCGCCGCCTACGCGTCGGGTGCGATCGCTGTGCTGCCGTTGCAGGGGATGATCATGCCGAAGGCGAGCATGTTCTCCGCGATCAGCGGCGGCACGTCGCTCGACAGCTTCTGTCAGATGCTCTCCGACGCCGTCAACGACCCGTCGGTGTCGCACATCGTGCTCGACGTCGACTCCCCGGGCGGCTCCTGCGACATGGTCGTCGAGACCGCCGCCGCGATTCGGGCGGCCGCCGCGCAAAAGCCGATCGTTGCGGTCGCGAACACAATGGCGGCGTCAGCCGCCTACCATCTCGCGTCGCAGGCGACAGAACTGTCGGTCACGCCGTCCGGCGAGGTCGGGTCGATCGGCGTGTTCGCCGCCCACCAGGACCGCTCGCAGATGCAGGCGCTGCTCGGCGTGAAGACGACGCTGATCAAGGCCGGCAAGTACAAGACCGAAGGAAACCCCTTCGAGCCGCTGTCCGAGGATGCCCGCCAGGCGATCCAAGCGCGCGTCGACGACCTGTACAGCATGTTCGTCGCCGACGTCGCGAAGGGCCGCAGGACGAGCCCGGACGCCGTCACGGAAGGGTTCGGTCAGGGCCGCATGGTCGCCGCCCAGGACGCCGTCCAGGCGGGTATGGCCGATCGCGTCGAGACGCTGCAGCAGGCGATCACACGGATCGCACGCGGCAACGCCGCCGCCGCCGGTGGACGCCGTGCGTCTCTCGGCGAGCCGGCCGCAACAGAGGTTCGGGAGACGGAGGGTCTCCCGCTCAACGTCGACGAGCCCGAAGCGGCCGTCGCGACGGGCGACACACCGTCGCCCGCCCCCCTCGTCCCCGGAGCCGAAGGCCTGCTCGCCAGGTCTTCGTTCCGTGAGGCGTTCATCGACCGGGCGCTAAAGCCCGAAAGGAGTTAGAGCGCAATGAGCGCACTCTCAAGCGCCCTCGAGAACGAACTGAAGGGGCTGAACGACCAGATCTCCAAGGCCGAGACGGAAGCGTCGACGCACAAGGAGACGGCCGACAAGCTCGTCGCCGAGATGCGGGAGAGCGGCGTCAACCCGCTCACCGACAAGGACGCATTCGACAAGGTGCAGGCCGCGTACCTGCCCGGCGACACAGCCGCCCAGACGGCGACGGAGCTCCGCAGCCGCCGCGACTGGGTGCTGTCACAGCACGCCGACATCACCCCGAAGATCGACCCGAACGTGCTGAACGGCAACCGCCGCCGGCAGTCGGTCGTCGAGCGGATGCAGGGGATGCCGGAGTACGAGCGGGCCGCGAAGCTCGCGACGTCGAACGCCCAGTTCGGGACGCTCCCGGACGTCGAGTTCGCATCGCGGGAAGAGCTCCGCACCCGGATGACGGCAGGGCTGCCGATCATGGCGGCGGGCGCCGACGCGTCCGACATCGTCCCGATCGACCAGCGGCTCTACCCGCCGGTCGCGATCCCCGTCCGCCAGGTGCGGCTGCTCGACCTGATCACGGTCGGCGCGACCGACACCGACCTCGTGCGCTGGTCGAAGCAGACCGTCCGCACCGACGCGGCCGCGGCCGTCGCGATCAAGACGGCGGCGGCTCAGTCGACGTACACCTGGGTGAAGCAGGACACCCCGGTCGTGACGATCGCGCACTTCGCGAAGGCGCCGCGGGAGAACCTCGCGGACATCGCGCAGCTCCAGACGCTGATCGAAAGCCAGCTCTCCTACGGGCTGCAGCTGAAGGTCGAGTCGGAGGTTGCGTCCGGTGACGGCACCGGTGAGAACTTCACCGGCATCTACAGCGACAGCGACACCGACGCGTTCTCGATCGTCCGTGACACCACGAACGAGCGGCGGCTGATGGCGTTGCACCGCGGCCTCACCGCCGTCCGGCTCAACCTGTTCGACGAGCCGACGGCGATCGGGATCCACCCGACCGACTACCACGAGATGCTGACCGAGGAGTCGTCCGCAGGTGGGTTCCTGATGACCGTCGTCGCGAACGCGATGGAGTCCCGGTCGCTGTTCGGGCTCCCGACCGTCGTCTCGACGATCTTCCCGCAGAACACACCGCTCGTCGGCAACTACAAGGTCGGCGCGACGATGTGGCTGCGCGAGGGCGGCTCGATCAGGATCTCGGACTCGAACGAGGACGACTTCCTGACCCGCCAGCTCGCCGTGCTCGCCGAGTTGCGCGCCGGGTTCGCGGTTCAGCAGCCGCGGGCCTTCTGCAAGGTCAAGCAGTTCTAGCCCGGCTGCTTCAAGGCGCTGCCCTCGACCCGATCCTCCTCGGGTCGGGGGCAGCAACACCTCAACACGAGGAGGGACGACGGTGCCCGATCAGACGCTGTACATCCAGCCGGACTCGCTGAAAGAGACCATCGGGATCACGGACAGCAATATCGACACCGGCTACCTCGACGCCGACCTGACCGCGTCGTGCAAGTCTGCGTCACGTGCGGTCGAGAAGCTGACCGACCGCGGCCCGTTCTACCCGAAGGATGCATCGAACGACGAGGTGCGCACCTACACCGCCCGCGGCCCCCTTACGTTGCTGATCGACGACATGACCGGCCTCACCTCGGTGAAGGTCGACCGTGACGACGACGGCGACTACGAGCTCGAGCTCGTCGAAGGCACAGACTTCGTGCTGATGCCGTCGAACGCTCCCGCCGACCGCTGGCCGTGGGAGTCTCTTCGGCTGCGCAACCAGCGCGCCTACCTGATGCCGATCGGTGTTCCCGCCGGCGTGCAGATCACCGGTCGGTTCGGCTGGCTCGAAACGCCTCCGCAGATCATCGACGCAGCGACGATCATCGCCGTCAAGCTGTTCAAACGGAAAAGGGAGGCGCCGTTCAGCGTGGTCGGAGTCGGCCTCGACAACATGGCCGTCCGGATCGGCAAGAACGACGCAGAGGTGCAGATGCTGCTGCAGCCGTTCGACCGCTCCCTGGTCGTCGCGTGAGCGTCGTCACCGACATCCGTCAGGCGATCGCCGACAGCCTCACCGGCATCGACGGACTTCAAGCTTTGCGGAACCCGATCGCGAACCCGACACCGCCGACCGCCTGGGTCACCCGTGCGAAAACGGAATGGGACATCACGAACGCGCGCGGCACCGACCTGCTCACCTTCAACGTCGAAGTGTTCGTCGGCCTCGCGTCCGACGTCGCCTCGCAAGACCTGATCGACCAGTTCGCCGACCCGTACGGCCCCCGATCGATCAAGCAGGCCGTCGAAGCCGGTGACGCTCTGGACGAGCTCGTGGGCCTCGAAAACGTTCAGGTGACCGAAGCAGGCCCTGACCACACGGCGGCGCTGCCGTCCGCCATGAACGCGACGAAATATCTCGCCGTGGTCTTCAGCGTCGAGATCTACGCACCCGGCCGCTAACCCGGCCGCTCGCCAGCCCGGCCGTGCGGCCTGCGGCTGCCCAACACGAACGCAGAAAGGACACGCCACATGGCCGCATCCGGCTACGTCATCAAGGACGCCACCGTGTTCATCAACGGAAGCGACGTCTCCGACCTCATCCGTGAGGTAGCTGTCAACCGCAAGTACGCCGACGTCGACGCGACAGGGATGCGTTCCGACGGGGCGATGGAGCACAAGAACGGGTTGCGCGACGACAGCTTCGCGCTCGTCGCGAAGTCGTCGTTCGGCGCCGCAGGACTCGACGAGATCCTCGAGGCGCTGTTCGAGGACGAGGACGAGTTCGAGGTGACGGTCAACCCGCACCCGCTCCCGACCGCCCTCGACAACCCGCAGTACCAGGGCACGTGTCTCCTGCAGGAGTACACGCCGATCTCCGGCGCGGTCGGCGCGCTCTCCACGACGCCGCTGACGCTGCCCTGCCAGGGTCGTATCGCGAAGGTCTTCACCTAAACCGTCGTGCCTGGCCCGGCGGCGCAGCTCACCGGCTACACACGCCTCCTCACCGCCCTCAAAGACGCACCGAAGGCGGTCGAGAAGGCGCTGCGAGCCGAGTTCCGCGCCGCCGGGCAGATCCTCGCCGACGAATGGGCAGGCCGCTTCTCGAAGTACAGCGACAAGACAGCCGCCGGCCTGAAGCCCTACGTGCGAGCCGCCGGGCTCGAGGTCGACCAGACGCTCGCGAAAACCACCGGGTTGAGACCCGACTGGGGAAGCCGGCAGATGGCGGTCGGGCTGCAAGCGCTCGACGACAAAACACCCGAGATCGTCGCCGGCGCCGAAGCAGCGATGCAGAAGGCCGTCGAAACGGTCGGCCTCACACCATAGAAGGAGGGTTCTATGCAGATCGTGATCGACGGGGTCGCGCCGCACGTCAACGGCAGCTACGACCTCGACTGGACGGGACTCACAAACCGCGAGCTGAACGAGGTAAAACGCATCTCCGGGGTACGGCCCGCCGAGATGCTCGACGCGCTCGTCGCGTCCGACGCGGCGTTTGCGTGCGCGCTCGCGATCATCGCCGCCCGCCGCGACGGAAAGCTGATCCCCGAAGACGTGATCCTCGACAGCACGGGCGGCAACATCAAGTTCGTCCTCACCGACGACGGGGCAGCCGGCGGCGACGTCCCTCCTACAAAGCCGAAGCGGAGCAAAGGACAGAGCTCGCGGAATTCTGGGTCCGCTTCGAAAAAGAGTTCGGCGAGCCCGGCGGCCGACCCGAGTCGTATTGGAGAGCCGACATAGCGCACGCAGCCCACATCCGGCCCGCCGACATCGGTGAGCTGACACCACACCAGCTGATGCAGACGGTCGACCTTCTGCACGCGCTGTTCCCGGAGCAGTGAGTTGAGCCGCGTCAAGATCGAGGTTGTCGGCGACACCGTCTCCGCGCGCGCGCAGCTCGCGAAGCTGCTCACCACAACCGAGGAACTCGGCGCCGTCTACAACAGCGAGTTCGCGAAAATGAGCGAGTCAACCCTTGCGCTGCAAGTCGCGCAAGGGAAGCTCGCTGTCTCCACGGCCCGGTACAGCGCTGGAAGTCTCGGCGCTGCCCGGGCCACCTTGTCGTACCGTCGCGAGGTCGACGCGCTCCGCGCCTCACAGCTCGAGTCGATGGCCGCCCTCGGCCGCGGCCTGACCCGCTACGTGACAGCGCCCACGTTGCTCGCCGGCGCCGCCGCGGTGAAGCTCGGCACAGATTTCCAGTCGCACATGCTGCTCATCCAAACGCAGGCAGGCGCCTCCGCGAAGGAGGTCCAAACCCTGTCGGGGCAGGTGCTGAAGCTTGCCTCCTCGGGCGCCCAGCAAGGCCCCGTGAAGCTCGCTGACGGCCTCTACCATCTCGAGTCGGTCGGTCTGCGCGGCGCCGACGCTATGCGGGCGCTCGACGTGTCGTCGAGGGCCGCCGCAGTCGGTATGGCGTCGATCGAAGACGTCGCGACAGCGCTCGGCGGCGCCGTCACCTCGAACATCCGCGGCGCCCAGGACTACCAGCAGGCGATGGGAACCCTGAACGCGACGATCGGCGCCGGAC